AATCGGCTCTGGTACAATAGCAGAACGTATGCGCATCGACTCATCGGGCAACGTAGGCATTGGTGATTCCTCTCCGTCTACCTATGGAAAACTTGTTATAGCAGGTTCTACACCGTTTGCTGTAATGCGTTCTACAGATACTACAACTGCTGGTATTTCAATGTTAGTCAACAGCGGCTCACTTGGCGTGGGGTCTATCGGCACGGATAATGGCGGTCATATGACCTTTGACACTGGCTCTACTGGTGCGGGTCAAGCAGAACGTATGCGCATCGACAGCAGCGGTAAAGTTGGCATTGGGACGAGTTCGCCTGCGGCCACACTTGATGTTCGATTAGCAAGTGATCGGGGCTTATATGTGGAAGGCTCAACATCCAACCCTGTGTATTTAAGGTCATATCACGGCTCGAGTTCATCAAACCTGCGCGAAATTGGCCTTAAAGGATCGGATATTCGTTTCGAAACAGGTTCGGATGCGGGAACATCTACCACGGAAGCCGCCCGCATCGACTCATCGGGCAACCTGCTTGTGGGGACTACTAGCAGCTCAAATCTTGCGACTGGTGGCGGCACAAACAACGGGACAAACATTGTCTCTGGTGGCGGCATTTATGCACAACGCAATAACGATGCAAATGTCTTTTTATCCAAAGCATCTGGGGCAACTGACACACGTTACTTAAGTTTCTATTCTGCTGGCGGGCAAGTGGGGAGTATTGGGACTGTTGGCGGTGATTTACTTATTTATAGCACTGAAGCAAGTCACGGCGGGTTGCGTTTTGGACAAGGCTACACCTTCCCAGTAAATAACACTGGGGCTACATCGGATGGTGCGATTGACCTAGGACTTTCTGTTGGCCGCTTCAAAGACCTCTACCTCTCTGGCACTATTGAGATTGAGAATGGCAGCGGCAATGTCGGCGTTGGTAAGGATGCACTAAGGATTAATACCGCCGACAACAACACTGCTGTTGGGTATCAGGCTGGGTATAGCAATCAGACTGGTGCTGCAAACACATTTATTGGCTATCAAGCGGGTTACTACACCACAGGTGGCCCGAACGGTCGAAATGTGTTCGTAGGTGAAGCCGCTGGGTACAACACCACCACGGGGCGCTGGAACACCTACCTTGGTCACTACGCTGGTCAGGCGATGACTACGGGAGCATCCAACACCATTATCGGACGCTATGACGGCAACCAAAATGGCCTCGACATCCGCACCTCAGACAACAACATCGTGCTGTCGGATGGGGATGGTAATCCTAGGTTTACTATAAATAGTTCGGGCGATGCAGAACTGAGAGGCAACTCGCAGCTTAGGTTAAGCACACAAACGGCAGACCAAGGTGGTCTTCTTGTTAGAAATGGAAGCAACAACACTGGTGCTGTAGCGATAGAGTTTCAGGGATGGAACGGCACGACTACAGGTAGTGTTAGCACATATGTAAACTTAACTACTTACAACACATCTTCAGATTACAGGCTGAAGGAAAATATTGTTGATCTCACTGGTGCAACAGAAAGGTTGCTGCAACTTAACCCAAGACGATATAACTTTATCGAAGCACCCGAAACAACATTTGACGGCTTTATAGCCCACGAAGCACAGCAAGTTGTGCCTCAAGCTGTCACAGGGTTTAAAGACGAACTTAAACCTGATGGGACACCACGGTATCAAGGGTTGGATCACGGTCATCTAGTGCCACTCTTGGTCGCTACAATCCAAGAACTAGAGGCACGGATCACTGCCCTAGAAAACGCTTAACCGTAACCAGTCAGAAAAGGAGAAAGACGCTATGTCTATCACATACACATGGTCAGTAGCCAATATGGAACGCAATACAGCAGATGACGGCGTTGTCGTTGTTCACTGGTATTGCTTCGGCACTGACGCAGATGGAAACTCTGCACGTTCCTACGGGACAACCTCACATACCCCAGACCCATCTGCCGCTGGCTTTGTTGCCTACGCAGACTTAACTGAAGAAACAGTCTTGGGCTGGGTACACGGATCGGTGGACAAAGATGCCACGGAAGCTGCTATCGCTGCAAAGATTGATGCGATGGCTAACCCAACTACTGCCTCGGGAACACCTTGGTCGGCTTAACCCGCAACGTAGGACTTAAACATGACTAAAGCACGTGACTTAGCTGATCTGCTAGATGCTAGTGGTAACATCATAGCTAGAGGTAATATTGATGGGCGTGATATTGCGTCTGACGGTAGTAAGCTAGACAGCATTGAACATGGTGCTACAGGAGACCAGACACACTCAGAGATCCGTGCTCTTATAACTGCTGGTGTTGACACTAACGTATTTACTGATGCAGATCATAGTAAGCTAGACGGTATTGAAGCGGGTGCCACTGCAGATCAAACAAAGGCTGACATTGATGCGTTAAACGTAGATGCAGATACTCTAGATGGTCAACACGGTTCTTACTACACTAGCTACGCCGATACAGCTGTAGCTAATATTGTTGATTCTGCACCAGGTACGCTTGATACGCTTAATGAGTTAGCTGCTGCGCTTGGTGACGATCCAAACTTTGCTACTACTACAGCTACTAATATTGGCACTAAAGCTAATAAGACTATTACCGTTTCAGCAGGTAGCGGTCTTACTGGTGGTGGAGACTTAACTGCTAACCGTACTATTAGTCATGCTGATACAAGTACTGTCTCAGACGTTAATGGATCAGGCAACACCTTTATCCAAGACATTGGGTTTGACACATATGGTCACGTCACTTCTGTAGGAACAGGTACAGTTACAGTTGGTGATGGTGCTATGACTGTTACTGCAGGTTCTGGTTTGTCTGGTGGTGGTCAATTAGGTACAGCTAACCAGAGCGGTGCCTCTAGTGTAACTGTATCACACGCTGACACATCCAGCCAAGCATCAGTGAACAACTCAGATGGCACAGTCATTCAAGACATTACTCTTGATACTTATGGGCACCTTACTGGTATTACTTCCTATAACCTTGATGGTCGCTACTATACTGGAACAGCAGCCGATAGTAGATTTTTCCGCAGCAATGCCTCCAATTCAGTAGATGTTCGTCTTGCTAGTGGAAATGGCCGAGGACTTCGCTTCTGGGATAGTGATAGTTACAAAATCTATATGTCAACTACTCAAGATGGTAACTGGGGCGGTCGTTTAGATAGTACATCTGATTATAACATGTATTTTAGAATGACAGGTGGTACTAATCGTGGTTTCGTATTCAATAACGGCACAACCCAAGTTTATCAAATTGAAAGCAACGGGCAGACTAGACAAACAGGTCCAGCATATGTAAACACCAACCAGCGTGTATTTGCTGATGACTACCACCCAAATGCTGACAAATGGACTACCGCTAGAACGCTGTCACTCTCAGGCGATGCCTCTGGTTCTGTCTCTTGGGATGGCTCTGGTAATGCTACGCTGAGTGTTACTGTAGCAGATGATAGTCATAACCACATTATTTCTAACGTAGATGGGCTACAGACTGCTCTTGACGGGAAGCTTAGCACTTCAGGTAAAGCTGCTGACAGTAATCTGCTAGATGGCCTTGACCTACACACAGGCCGTAACAACGTGGCTAACCGTGTAGTACGCACACAGAGCAACGGCTACTGTGAGTTTGGTTGGATCAACACAACGTCAGGCGACACGACAAGCAGCCTGTCGCGCGTTTATGTTGACACTGGCGACAACTACATCCGCAAATGCACACTGGCTCACCTAGCGTCACAGGGCGGCTTCGCTGGCGACATCACCAACGTCTCCGCTGGCACAAACCTCACCGGGGGCGGGTCAAGCGGCTCTGTCACACTCAACGTGACGGCGAGCCCGACGTTCACGACCGTGACCGCCACCACATTCAACACCACGTCTGACCGCAACGCCAAGAAAGACATTACACCTATCACAGATGCGGTAAGTAAGGTGCAGCAACTAGGTGGTTACAACTTCACGTTTAAGCACAACGATGAAAAGTCATCTGGTGTTATTGCTCAAGAAGTACAGAAGGTTATGCCTGAGCTAGTGCAGGAGGGTGGCGAAGGTCACTTGACTGTTCAGTACGGCAACATGGTTGGTCTCTTGATAGAGGCAATCAAAGAGCAGCAAGTTCAGATAGATGAGCTTAAAGCACAACTCAATAGCTAATAGTAGGAGAATACGAAGATGGCTATACAGGTAAACGGCACAGAGGTTATCAGTAACTCTCGTGCGCTAAAAAACATTGCGTCTGTTGATGCGACATCGGCTGCGGCTATGACGGCGGCTGGTGTAGGAGCTGCTCCTGCAAAAACTTGGGAGTACATAGGCGCTATCAACTACGGGAATAGGTCAAATGGCGTAAACGTATCTCAATACTGGACGCTACCCTCTAAATACCAAGACGGGTTTGAAGGTGATGTGCTGGTGTATGGCACAGCCACAAGCATCAACCAAGGCGTTAGTGGCGATTATCAATACGCCAATATTCATTTTGGGGACCATTCTTATATAAGTACAGGCAGTAGCGATGGCCTTTTAAGAGTGAGGCCAAGGATTCAATACCGTTGGCAAGGCGGCGGCTCTAGAGATGTAACAAGCGTGAAGTTCTGGTTTGCGCATAAGCTTACTGTCGCTGTTGGAAATACATTTTTCGGTTCTGACGAAGGCCCAAGCGGATTAGAAATCAACGGTTCAGGATGGATAGGTGATACCTCCTTTACTGGAGGTGGCCTGTCCCTGGGCGCTACCTATTACGGCAATCAAGCCCAAAAGTATTCATCTTCCAATGGTAATTTCTTCACTGTGCAGGATGTTGATGGCGAACGCACAAACTGGATACCCCAAAACGACAATTCTTGGAATAGGCGCATTTATGCCGACCTAGAAACGAGCCAGCTTCAGTTCACCGGCTTCATTCTATCTTTATATATTAACTCTGACTTGTAAGGAAATATTATTATGGGCAAAGATATAATCAATGGCTCTGTCGCAAATATTGATGGGGATGATAGCGTTTATTTTACCGAGCTATGCGAAAAAGCTAGAAAAAAACGCAACACTCTTATCACAGAAACAGACTGGTGGGCTGCATCTGACCGCACGATGACCGCAGAGCAGACAGCATATCGTCAGGCTCTCCGTGACATCACAGATCAAGCTGGCTTTCCAACCGACATCACATGGCCCACTAAGCCCTAATACGTAGAGAGTAATACAGTATGTTTGGCTTTACCCCACTAGCTACAACACCTTTAGCTGCATCTCAGGCTGGTATATCTGCTGTTGTAGCTCTAGCGTCTGTACTATCTACGGGTAGCATAACAGCTACAACTGTTAATGTATCTGAACTACTAGCGTCTGTATCAGCTACAGGTACGGTAGGTAGTCTAACACTAAACCCTGATGAAGTTACAAACTCTGTTGGTGCTACAGTATCTGTTGGTACAGTACAGGTTAACCTCTCTGAACTACTCTCCAGTGTATCCGCTACAGGAAGTGTAGCTACTGTAGGGTATGATGCTAAAGGTAATCATACACTTGCTTCAGTATCAGGTTCAACTGCTTTAGAGCCTGTTAGTGCAGGTGGCTTTGAGATTGATATTAGTGAGAACCTTCTTTCTGTATCAGCTACGGGTTTTGCAGGTAGTTTAACGGCACATATCTCAGAGCTTCTAGATAGCGCTTCTGCTACAGGTAGTGTTACTGCTATCATACCACACGCTGACTCCTTACAGTCTATAGTCGGTGTTTCAGCACAGGGTATTGTGGAACCTACCAGCCTAGACTCTTTTGAGATTGACGTATCAGAGTCCTTGCTTTCTGTAGTAGCAACTGCTACAATCAACCCTGTAATAGTAAATGTAGCAGAGCGACTAGAAGACGTAGTAGGTACAACTGCGGTATCAGCTGTTACAGTTATTGCTATCAACTTCCCCTTTGAGGCAGATGCTTACAGTAGAGACAGGACGTTATACACCAATCCTCAACCCTTAAATCACGTTGTACATATAGCAGAAGATAACAGAACAATAGTTATAGACGCTGTATTCTCAGCAAGCAGAACAGTAAATATTGCAGCCTAAAGGATAGCCTATGTCATATAAGTGGCCTGATAAAGATAAAGATGAGTTACTTGATTACAGCATAGACTGGTCTCGTTTCTTGAGTGGTGATGCTGTTTCTGGCGTCACTTGGTATATTGATGACGCAGTAGGTGTTAAAACAGAAGTGAACAATGCAGATGTTGTAGATGGGCTACAGTTTGTACAGGCTACTAACACTACAACTGTGGCTACTATTCGCTTGGGTTTAGGTACAAATAATAAACGTTACAGAATTACGTGTAAGATAACTACAATAGGCGGATTACAGTATGAGCGCAGCGTATTTCTGCGTGTCAAGGAGAAGTAAGAATGGCATACGACTACATTAGCCTAGTTAACGATATTAACCGCCGCCTTAATGAAGTAGAACTTACGAGTGCTAACTTCCCTACAGCTACAGGATACTACAGCTTTGCTAAGGATGCTGTTAACTCAGCTATTCGCCATGTCAATCAGGAAGAGTTTGAGTGGCCGTGGAACCATGTAGAAGAAACAGAAGTACTTCTTCCTGGTGAAGTACGTTATAGTATGCCTTATGATAGTAAAACTATTAACATGAACACCTTCCGCATCAAGCGTGATGACGCTCTTAACGTAGGTACAGTCAAACTAAAAGTACTAACATACGAAGAATGGCTTGACAAGTATGCAGATACTGAGTATAACTCTACCACAAGTATAAGAAATACACCAACGCATGTTGTACGTACACCTAGTAGAGAGTTGATCTTTTACCCTACTCCCGATAAAGAGTATGAAGTAGTGTATGAGTACTTCCGTACAGGCTACGATCTAGAGCTTTATACAGATGTACCTACACTCCCTGAGCAATACCGTTATACCATCGTTGATGGCGCTATGTATTACGTTTATCAGTTCCGTGGTGACATGCAGGCAGCACAATTAGCACTACAAAAGTTTGAG